TGTTATATACAGCATTATTATACTTGTTAATGAAGATCTGCTTAGCTTGTGACAATAAACTACTTACTTTAAACAAATTAACTATGTCATCTTTTTGATCTTCAAACTGAGCTGTTTTTTGCTTAAGTGTCTCTTCTAATCTTTGCTTACCTCGTACAGATTTTCTCTTATCTATCTCTTTTTTGATTCTAGTTGTATACCAATCAATAAAGTTCCTATATGACTCTTCTGGATCATTTAAGAACTTACCTTCTCGAATCTCCGTATTAATATAAGGGTTGAGAAGATCAGAAGGTAAGTCCTTGTAATCTATTTTGATAGAATCAGCAGTTTTTATTAAATCTCTAACCTGCTTTACTTCATCTTTAGTTAAATTTACTATTCCTGTATCATCTTTAAAGAAAGCATCATCAAACCAAACACCAGG